ATTCTGTGCAACTGTTTACCTGCATAAAGAGAGGGGGGATCAATGGTGAAGCCTGCCCAAGCAAGCCATTTCAATAGCCTATCAAATCCCGCAGGAATGTAATTCTCAAGCTGCTCATATTTATCAAGCCAATGTGCTATTGAAATCTTAGCACCTTTCAAAAAGTCTTTCTTGTGTTTCTGTACCAAATTGGTTGTGATGAGCCAAGGGCTAACCTTATCATCTAGGAGCCCCATACGATATACACCGAAGATACAGATGACACCTTCCTCTGAAGAAGCAGCCCATGCTTCCTCTGATCTCTCCACTAAGTTCTTCAGCGCCTGCCCTACATCCCCCGGTCTTAGTGCCTCCAATTCAGCTTTCACATCTGGTACAATATCCCTCATCACCGCTTCTACATGCTCTTCTGTAGCTGGGGTAAACTTATACGTCATCAAGATCACCTACTTGGATATCAGGGGCAATCGAGAGAATATTCATGGGCATAGGATCTTTTTGTCTTAATAGGATTTTACCATTGGAGTTCCAGCTGGGCTTCATCTTCAGCTTCTTCTCCCCTGTAAGCAGCCGGGTGGGCTCCCCCATCCTCTCAAATTCACGCTGCTTCATCTCCACTAGCTGACTAGGTGTCTCGGTAGTGCGGCCTCTAACCGGTCCATACACCAGCCCACGAGAAGCTTCAAACTTCACAGAGATATTGGAGATCTTTATCTGCGCCCCCTGTATAGTGCCTTCCGGCGGCTCCAGATCCAATGTCTCGACATCAGCTATGAAGGGCATCCCTATATGGGCTCGGCTGTAAGACTTGCTGTTGGGGAACGTAATCTTTCCCCCACTCACTGTCAAACTTCTTACAACATTACCATCGAGGTTACCAACCAGTGTCTCCCCCTCAAGATGATCAAGGCCCCTCACTAGCGTAACAGCCTCCCTCACCTTACCCCCAGACTTGTAAGCATTCCAAGTGCTTCCATCTGTAGCGAGATAGGATTTGCCGCCTGAAGTGAAGGTGGTGAAGGCAGACGTATCCACACCGATAGTGAAAGTCTTGTCTCCTGTCACCGTAATCGTGTATCCATTCCCATTAAGCTCAGTCATCCCACCAATATCGTGGAAATGTATCTCATCACCTGTGCTGTAATTGTGATCGAACAATGTGGTGACAGCCCCAGGACTGGCCTGTGTTACAGCACTAACCTCTTTCCCACCTGTAGTGGCTATCTCAAACGTGTTCGTAGCCACTTCACCAATCTTATACCGCCCCACTGCCTGTATAGGCTGTGTGTCAGTAAAGAACTCATCAGTGGTGGGAGCCCAAATAATATCGGAGATGTCCACCAGATCCCCATCACTGAAGCCATGCGCCGTGGCTGTAACAACAACTGGATCAGCCGCCGTTACACCAGAGATGGTGATAGCGGTGTCTAAGCTAAGGCTGGAGTCAACATACTGAGCATCTGCCGGGTCATCGGAAGTCATCAGGGAAGAAAGCTTCTCGATATACCTAACAGTGTTGCTGTCAATCGTCCTCTCCACAACAAAATAGATCTGATCTTGGCTTTCCCCACTGGCATGGTCTAGAGCAGCAGTGCGTTCGAAATCTCCCGTAGTGTTCCAGGTAGTCCAGGCAATAACCTCCTGCTCATTGTCGTATGTGAGCGTGAGGATCTGCCCATCATCCCTGCACATATAAAACCTCACCTCCGGGGACTTCTGCAAAGACCAATCCACAATGGTGTTTTCTTTCAGGAGATGGTTGGCAAGGAGGTTGATGTTAGTCCCCACATACGCATCCTGTTGAAAGCTATATCCCAAGCTCCTCACTTGAGCAGAGGTTTCTTCTATGAAGAAGACAACATTACCTACGATCTGTGGGCGTAAATGGTTACACCCCCATAAAGACTGGGGCTTCTGCCGTATAGAGGCCAGCTCAAAGGCCGTGTCAGGCCCTGAATTAACCCTCCACTCACTTCCACTGGTGAAGATGAGCAGGTCATTCAGGGGGACAAAATGTCTAATCTCATTCACTTGCCTAGAAGCTATCGTGGCACTGAATGAGTCATCAGCAGCAGCCGGGGAAGCAGCAGCGAAGTTGGTGCGATCTCCTGTCCTTGAATAATAAGCCGTATCTGGGTAGTTTATGCTTCCACCGTATATCTGCCGTTGCTCAAAGTAAGAGGTAGTTCCTGGATAGTCGTCTTCCAAACTAAGGGGATCATGGTATAGTGGAGGAGAGACGCTTGTATCAGGGGCATAGTTCTCGTCTTGGAAGGCTGTGCTCGTGCTCTCCCCGATAAACCCCCATATCCCTGCATCCCTGCGGTAGATGACATAGCGTTCTGCGTTAGCCTCTGCTGTCCAGGTGATAGCGTTGTCCTCTGTCCCGTGGCTATCGGTGATACGGACAAAGGTTTGGTTAGCTGTCCCACCGGAGGTGTAAGTTGTGTATCCACTTCCATCCACTCCTAACAACTCAAAATCGTGATCGTCCTTATTCGCCACAATGAAACGTCTTCCATTGAGCTCTGTCATCCCCCCAACACTGTTAATCTCCACCTCATCCCCATCTAAGAAGCCATGATCAGCAGCATCAATAACTACGGGATCAGCTTTTGAAGCCCCTGTGATGGTCTTGGAGGTGGAATTGAGCCCTGTGAGGCTCTCCTCGAATGTCTTTGTCTTAATAGCCGTTATTCCGTACACTCGCGTCTCTGTGGTGCTTACAGCGGGGGATACGGCACACCCAGTGGGATGGTCTTGGAGGGGGACAAAGCTAACATCAGCAATAGTCCATGAAGCGTGGCCTGTCCTTGTGACATCACGGGCAGGGTAGGAGTTGTGAGTGATGGTCATCGTATCAGCAGACTGTGTATATTTCAGTTCATCCAGATCTGCCGTAGCGTAGGTGGTGGTGATCTGATAAATCTTAGCACTGGAACCGCCAGTGGTTTCGGCTGTGTACCCGCTGCCATCAATATCCGTACCATCTGCTTGGCTAGTGAGTTCGAAGGTGGAGCCTGAATCTCCCACAGTCCCAACAATATAACGATTGTTATTCACCTCCACCATTTCAGTGAAGCCACTCAAAAACACTTCATCTCCAGCAGTGTATTCATGAGCAGCCTTAGTGATAACAACAGGGTTGGCAGCCGTGGCTGTACACCCTGTCAATGCTGTCTCTGTAACATGGGCATCATTACGCACAACCCGCATATACAGATTGCCAAACTCAAGCATGTATTGGTCGCTTGTCTTAAACTGGAATGGAATTAATCTAGGGGCGTAAGTGTGATCCTTGCATGGCCCAATAAAATTGGTACCAGCCCGGTTACTTACGCCCCCGTAGGTGTGTATAATACAATTCGATGCTTTAGCTAATGCCACCTGATAGGCAGCCGTGTCTACTCTCCCATACAGCGTGGGACTAATTACCCCCTTAGCAAATGAAGGCTGTATTAGAAGTGCCATTACTCTCTCCCACGGATTTGAGGAGCATCCCTCGGTTCTCTATCTTGTTTCTCAGAAGCATCCATAGCAGGCGCGAATATAAGCATCTGCCTAGCTTCCTGTGTGAGGAGTTGAGCAAGCTTAGTCTTGCCGGTGAGGGGGAAAGCAATATGTGACCCCAACAATGTAGCTAGCGCCTCCACGAAATAGAAGGAGTACATGGAGGGCGTAGTGACATCCTTCGTATAGATGAGGATGGCTTCGTTCAAATCCGTAAGAATAGACTTAGTGCCGTCTTCCGACTGCTCCACATCAAATGGGACAGGATCATCCGTTGTCCCAGCCGGGTTCTCCAAGAACCTAGCCTTCAAGCAGTCACCGGGATAGAGATAGCGATAGCCCCATTCATCAGGGGGATCATCACCATGCGCCGACAGCGAAGCCCTAACCCTCGCAAAGCTCCAATTGAAAGCTGAGAGGAGCTGCTGCCGGGAATGATCCATCCATAGATTACATTCCTTAGCTTCAGCACTATTCTCAGTGAGGCTTTCAATTGTGGAGTCAGTGCCAATCTTAGAGAGGGCAAAGTTAGCTATTTGAACTGTTGATAGAGCCATCTACTTTCCCTTATTCTACTGTGGCAGCCCCCTTGCGAGCGCCCTTAGAAGCACGAGCCTTAGCCATACGAGCTCTCTTAGCAGCTAATTCACCCTCTTGTGCCTTCTCCTCTAACGTGTCTGCATCAATGCGCTCTTGATCATAGTCCTTTAGATCATCACTAGGCGACTCGATCTTCTCTTCTGGGATGTCCTTTAAGATTTTGGCATCCTTCGGGAGATAGTCCTTCAGATTGTCAGGAACCTCCTGTACGCCCTTCTTAAATCTACGCCCGCTAATAGACTGGATCTCATCCTTCTTCATTATGGGGGAGGGAGCAAACCAAGGCGCTTTAAGCTCAACAATCATTCTATGATCTCCTATTCTTTCAACTTCGCTTCTTCAGCGTTCTCGATGTGGTCAGCGTAGTCTTCCACTACCTGCCCAATCGCACCCCACTGAAACATATTCATGGCTTCTTTAAGCGAGGCCCATTCTGCCTCTTCTAAGATCAAAACCTTTTTGTTTCCTACCTCCTCAAGCTTCTTCATAACACTACCACGTTTCCTCACCTCTTGAAGAGTGAAGCCTCGTGGCTGCCCATTATTCATAGGCATCTGATTAAGAATAGCTTCAGTGAGTTCCTTGTATTTTACAGGAGATTTTTCATCAATTTCAACAATCTTCATTTCGATCTTA